AGGGATAGACCAATCATCTCTGGTTGTGGATTTGCTGTCTCGCCAAACATAACTACAGTTCTGTCATCTGCCATAGAGTCAATTTTTGTAGTTTCGTCGGTTCCGGTAATCTTAACAATGTTAAGGAAACCTAGGTTGTGAGTATGACTCACGATGTCTTGTAGAATGTCTTTCATGTAATAGTCCTTTTGTATAGTTTATTTAGATTTAGGGAAAAAGTCAAGTAATATTTTAGTCAAAGCTGAATAATTTGCCAAATGTATTATCTTGTGTTGTAGAGTCTAGATCCCACTCTAGAACCCCAATGAGGTTATCAAGTTTGTTATTGATAATAGTTGCTTCCATTTCACTGTGATCAAATGGTAGTTCTTGGAACCATTTAGGTAAGCGTAGTTCATCGACTGGATAAGCAACGCTGGTAAAGCCAAGTGGATTCTCTTTGACCTTACAAACAATGACCTTCATACCGTCAACAATCTGTTGGCTGTATTTGTCACCGTTCATTCGGCGTAAGGTGTTCCAGTTAATAGCGGCACGAACGTGTCCGGGCATATTTGCCCTGCCAGCCTTTTCTTCTTTCTTTTGGTATTCGGCAATGTTGTTGGCACGTTTTGGACTGCCTTTCTCCCAACCTGGGCGAGCCTTAAACTCAGTTCTAAACTCTGTAATCATATTTAGAATTTCTTCTTCTTGAGCATTATTTAGAACTTTAGTCAGTACCTCTTCCAAAAACTTCTGCATAAATTCAGGAGTGTCACTGCGTTTCAAATCCAGGCCCATGGCCTTGATCTTGCCAGGCTTACCGTTTACGTCTTGCCTCTTACCATCTTTGTCGTAATATAATACAGCATAACGTTTCTTGGTAATGAACAAGCCTTTGACAGCAACAATTTCACGCCCACCTTTGATAACTTCTCCACGGCTCTTAGGGCAGTGAAAAGCATCAAGCATAAAGTCTGGGAATGTTGCGTTTACACTTTCGGCAATCTGGTCATACAACTGAATAACAACATCTCTATCCCAAGGAATTTGTTTCTTTTGGATATCAACCTTTAGCGTATTGTACGCTGAGAAATAACAACTGTCTGTATCACCATAGATAATAGCTTTACCTACGTGATCTATTTCTCCGGTGATCATCTCGTTGACTTTGCCTGCCATATGCTTGGCAATCTGACGACCTACTAATGTAGTACTCTGACCAATGCGCTTATCAAAAAATCTACAACCGGCGTTAAGAATAGCACCATACAAACTGTTCAAGTTAATTTTCTTAACTAACTGACGCTTGTCCCAATATTCTTCTTCAATCTTATTTCCGGCATCGATAGCCGCCACTAATTTCTTCTGCATGTCCTTACGTTCACTATACCAACGTTTCAGCAAGCCTGGGATAATACCTTCATTCTCGTAGGTAAAGATAGTACCATTAGCACTGAGCATCCACGGCTGATTGCTTTCAAAAATAAGTCTGTATACTTCGGCAGCCGACATAACATCGTTGTCTCCGTTTTCCCAGTCAACTGTGATTTCAAATGCTTTATCTTTACGCATAACAGCATCATATTCAAGACTGCCGAATATACCTTCCCATGCAGACGCAAAGGACTTTTTGTGTACCAGCATCTGTTCCTGAACATACTGATCGGTTCTATCTTGACGTAATTGTCCTATAATAGTTTCCGGGCCCATGTTCAATGCACGAATTGCTGATGGATACAAACTGTTAATATCGATTGATCCAATCCAATCGTGTAATCCTTTTTTAGGATACGCTACATAAGCACCTGCGGCTTGATTATTAGCTTCTTCATCCCTAACAGGACGACTAGGAACAATTAGTCCACGGTGATGAGCTTCGTTTACAATAGCTTGTTCTGTAACAGCAACCGCACCCATTGTAGTCTGTAGCAACACAGTACATTCATGTGCCAGTGTATTAGCAAGGTCTAGGAATTTTAATTTCTTATCAAGTTTATCAAGTAGCGCACAGTCTTGTCTGTTGTATTCAATAAACTTTTTAAAATCGTTGTTGTATAGTTGATCAAGTGTACCTTCATATACAGTCTTTGATTCACCTATCTCCATTTCCCCAATTGCATCCAGTCGATATGTGTGGCGTTCTTCATAGGTGTATTTGCGGTACAGCTCGAGACTGTCCAGATGAACGCGACCAACCAGATCATAAGTAACAGCCGCTTTTCCATATTTTTCATACTCTCGCTTCTTAGGCATTTGGTCCCATAGACACAGTCTACGAGTATCTTCTTTGCTCAATGCCTTGATAATCCTATTTACCGTATAGGGCATATCAAAACCTTCACTGTTCCAACCACTGAGTATATCGGCATCTTCAATTAGTTGTAGGAACATTTCCAGCATCTCTGCCTCTGTTTCAAACAGATGAGTATTAGGAAAGTCTTTAACTTGTTCTTCAGCCTCTGCCATTGTTAGTGTCTTAGGCGGAACTGCTAGGCATACTAGCGTGTTTAACCATTGTAAGTGAACAGCAATCGCAGTAATAGGCATGAACGCATCTTCTGGACTTGCGTAGCCACGTTCTGGATCAAAGTCCACCTCAATATCCCAAAACGCTACATTTAGTTTTGGAGCATCTTTACCTAGATAATTTTCTTCTAGGTTTCGGAATATTGGATTGATGTCGCTTTCATAAAGATTGTGTCCACTGTGGATTTTCTTTTCCTTCATGAACTCTTTATAGCTTTTAGATGTTACCTTGCTTAGGTTATCACCATAGATTGATTTATACTTGCCCCTTTGATCGGGATAGTAAAAAATGTATTTTGCTGGGTATTCTTGATAGATCCTGCCTTTTTTAGGATCTCGTTCGACGACATATATAATGTCTTTATCGCGATTCCAGATCGCGTCTACATAACTCATATTTTTCTCCTACCGCTTATGGCCGGCAACCATCTTTGTGATCATTTGTAGCTGATCAAACTGTACTCTTACGTATTTATTAGTCTAATGTAGCCAACAAGATCAATTGTGACCAACAGCAGATAATTTGCAACCATGCCTGTACTTTTGCGTGTCCAAGCCGCCCACCCAAAGATAGCGCATTGTACAATGAATATTGGATAGAGATAGAAAAACAATGGATCAGTTACTGCCGTTGCTAATACTAGCGAGCAACCTAAACTCATGAACCATGCCGTAATTTCTAAGGTGAAACGAGTAGGCCATTCTTTATAATCAACTTTGGCCCAATTGTATATGTTTACAAATGTATTTGTAATCTGGTCCATTAATCTTCCTTACGGAAGCTGTGACCACTAATGTCGACAATGGTTTCAAGATCATCAAACTCACGGAATACTTGATCCCATGTATCTTTCTGTGCAATCTTAATTGCTTTTTTAATAACACTAGGCTTGACTTCTAGTTCTTCTGCTACTGCTTTAATTGTTTCATTCAATCCTTCTGTGAGGTCTTGAATCTCTTGCATGACAGTCATGCCTTCTGCAACAATTTGTTTAATCTTTGCTTGTTCTGGTGCGCCAAATGCTTTGCCCATGTGTATCTCCTGTTAGTCTTTATTATACACACCTGTATGGTGTATGTCAATGGTTTTGACAAAGATTATTTAGGTTGGCGAGCAGCGTATAAAGCCGCAGTTGCCATTTGGTCTTTCTTCTCGGGAGTTTTATTTTTAAACTGATGATACTGACTTGGATTGGCAGTTTGGAAACGTTCTTTCCAATAGTCCAAAGACATCTCTGGTTTTAGTTTCGGTTGCGGACCAATTTTTTTAACTGGTTCTGTAGCAGGAGCCTGTGCTGGTTCAACAGCAGGTTCTTGAGGTTCCTGCTCACTTACTTTTTTGCAAGTTCCTCAACTTTGGATCTCAATGATTCAAAGTATGGGTCTACACCTTCCATTGCATTGTCAGCCTTTGATTTAGCTTCTTCCCTAGTTCGACTGTATCCACGTGCCATTGCTTCTTTTTCTTGATTAGGATAAACAGATGTTTTATACATTTTCCCATCCTTAACAATATACCAATCGGATGGATCTAGATCGGGTCTTTCGTCATCTCTATGATTGTTACCACGGTCCATTCCACTTACGCTACTGTCATAGTCACGCTGATATGCGTCTCTACGATCATAACGCCCGTATGCTTCGTTAGCATCCTGTTGTGGATCAATGCCCTGTTCTTTTTGACTTTGTAGATAATCCCAAACGCCAACTAACATCATTTCTGCTTTGGCAATCTTTTCTTGCACCCATTCTGGTAAGTTATCTTTATCATCGATAGTCTTTAACAATCCCATAACTGCTCTTGCTGAAGTAAGCAAGTTGGTATGTGCCATACCTGCTTCGTCATCATATTCGCCGTTAAAGCCTTCTGCCATACCTTGTCCTAATACTTGTTTTACTAACAGTTGAGGAGCAAACTCCATATCACCTGCTAATTCTCTTGCGGCTGCTAATACTGCCTGTGGAGTAGGTTTTAATCTTTTTTCTTCTACATCACGACGTAGTTTTGTTATAAGAGATTGTGCGTCATAACTTAAATCACTGACGCCTTCTGATGTGCCTTTTTGTAACCATCCGTAGACACTTACTAGGTCACTAGGAAAGTCTTCGTCATAGTTGAATACAGACATGGCTCTTTTATTACCTAGGTCTTTTACTGCTATAGGCCAAGCTGCATCTAACACTGCGTTTTCGTCTTTGATATTTGGGTTTGCGCTAAACACTTGTTTTGCTAGATCTTCGGCATACGATTCCGCCAGCGGCTTCTTATGTTTTACGCTACCTTGCTTTTGTGCTTTCTTTTTATCTTTGTGCTGACCAGCACCACCCATCTTAGCGTTCTTGGCTACAAAGTTACGAGGCTTTGGTGTTTCTTTCTTTTCTTGTGCAAGGATACTATCTTCACGCCTCTTTCCAGGAGCTGTAGCAACAACACCTGCACTAGTTGCACCACTTGTGGCAGTTTCTAGCACATAATGAGTGTCTTCGTTATTTTTTATTTTTTTAAATTCGCTGGTCATTTTGTTTTATTCCAATTTGATACAGGGCTTACTGTATTGGTACCAGATAACTCTTTACTACTCATGTCACCGTGGTTAAGATCTTTGTAATTTGCCCCTGCAAGTTTGTAGGCTTGTTTAAGGATATCGGCTTCTACTTTAGTATATGGAGCAGTTACTTTGCTTTTACCAAGCCAACTTAGATAATCAATGTCTGGATTATTTTTACCATCGCACATTGCGGCAGCAAGTCCAACTCTGTTAAAAGTGTAATCACTGTTGGCTTTTTCTGCATCACTGAATGTGTGTAATCCTTGTGTAGAGTTTTGTTGTCTTTTAGTCAACTTACCTTTTTTTCTCTCAGTAATAAGTTCAAGTATCTTCATAATGTATTATTTACCACGTCCGAACCATAACTTAAACCATTCATCTGTACCTGGTTTAATGCCCTGCTCTCGTTGTATTTGCCCTTTATTACTGCCTACAACAGGTTGTTTTAGTGTAGCATTGTATTCTGCAAGACGAGCTTGTCCACCTAATCCGCCCATTATACTAGTTGCCTTTAAGGCATGTATAGGGTCATCTGCGGCTAGATATGCATCATCTCCACTATCCTGTGGAACATCATTTACGGTTATTCGGTATTGCTTCATTTACAATAATCTTATTGATAAGATTGTCTATAATGTCTTCAACACCTTCGCTGACCTTAACACAGTTATTAACTCTAGTGTTACCTTTCATCTTGGTGCCAGCTTTACGATAGCCTTTCCAACAACTAGGATCTAGGCGTTGTTTTTCTTCTGTTTGACCATTAACATCATTGGCAAATTGTTTTTTAGTTGCTTTAACAATTCCACTGAAACGTTTGTCTGCACGTTTGTAATTGCCCGCTTTGTCTGCGGCACTGGCATCTGCACTAGCGGCTTTTTTATAACGACCTAATGCATCATTAGATAATTCTTTTAAGTTGCCCCATTCGTCCTTGCTAGTAGTATCACGTCTGGAAATATTTCTGCCTTTTAGTTGATCTTCGCGACGTTTGTCGCCAGCTGCTCTAAGTTTAGCAACCTTGCCATCGTCTTTGTTAGCCAAGCGACTTGCAACATTGGTTATTGCATTGCTGTCACTTTCCGCCGCTTGGACAAACGAACGCAATTTATCTGATCTTGATGGATGCTTCAATTGACGTAGAGCCTTTGCCTCTATTTGTCGAATTCTTTCTCTAGATACACTAAGTTCCGCCGCTATCTCATCATATGTTAGATCATCCCAAAATCTAAGTTCAAGAACACGTTTAGCATTATCGGATAAATCTGACATACCTTTAGCAATAACACGTTTTAACTCTTCTTTGTCAAAATCCATTTCATATGGCTCGTCGTGTTCAGGACCGTATCTATCAGCATGGTGTACAGGATCGTCGGTATCTAATGTTGGCATTTTATTATAGGATCCGCGATATGTTGCACCATCGGGGTTATATCTAGATATTTGTTGATTTGGATGGCCTTCCGCTACACCTTTCTTTGGCTTGACCAGAGCGGTCATACGTTCTTTAGCCTTTGTCATTAGGTCACGAACTTCGTCATCGCTGACCTGTGGATTCATAGCATCACGCCATACTTGAAATTGTTCTTGTTCAGATTTACTAGGATCCATTAATACTGCTCGCATAGGAGTAGCACGTGGCCCTTCTTCACCGGCACTTGGATCGCTGGTTTCTTGACGACTAATAACATCTAACGTATCAAATGTATACGGAACGTTGCCCGCCTTGTCTGGCTTGCCGTTGTAGTTTTTTAGGTATTGAAATGCCTTAACTTGATCAGCACCTAGTACAATAGTAGCACTGTTATAACCTTGACGATTTAAATCTGATAGTACTCTAGTTAAATCTGGAATCTCATCTGTGGCAGTTTGAAAAATATGACCTTGTTCTGGAAATACTTTTTTGTAGATTGCTAACTTTTCTTCTGGAGTAATTGGATCATCTTTACCCACTGTACGACTAACAACAAAGTAAGGATCGGCACTCAATTGATTTGCGTGAGTGATAACGCTACTAGCTAACATCATGTGACCTTTGTGTCCCATGCCTCTGCCCCAACCAACAACTGCGGCCTTGCCTTCTCCAGTTCTTGCCAGTGCTTCAAAAATATTTCTTAAAAACATATTAGTCTTTCCTTGGTGCCCAGTTTGCCTGGTCAATTGCTTTTACAAATTGTCCAGGTAGGTCACTTTTAAATTGTCCACCCGGATGTGCTTGTACATAACCTTCTGGCTTAGTTTGACGGATACCGCCGTGTGTGCCTGCACTTAGTTTAGTAATCAATTGTAGTTTTTCTCTGCTTAATAATTCTACACTGTGTAATACAGCGTTTAGCCCATTTTGATCTGCAAGAATCTTTTGTGCTTGTCCTGCACTTACATTAGCAGTAACCCAGTCTTGGAACTTGTCTTTAACTCCGGGTATGCGTAAGTTTTGATTATAAAATTTGTAAAGGATATCGCCTGGCTTGCTTAGACCCGGCTTAGGTGCAAGGAAAGCATCTATAGCGGCAGCGTTGGCAGTAATATACTGTTCAGCCGCCGCTAATCCTTTGTCCTCTACTCCCGGTGCCTTCTCTACATAGGTAGTACCTTGTACAATAACATCTGGTGTGCTTAACTGTTCAGCATTAGGATAACGACCCTCTTCACTGCTACCTAGTGCATCATAGAACCCTGTAACAGCAACCATAACTTTAGCAGTCTTAATCCGCTTGCCTAGATCACTGGCCACTGGAATGTGGAAGGCTGTGATGTTAGGAGTAAAATCATACTCTTGTGTTTGTGGATTCAATTGTGCAGGCTTGCTTGGGTAGAATAATAGCCCACCTTCTACATAACCGTTTTCTGGACTTACTTTTTCAAAGTAGGGCCACAGGTCCATCATTTCTTGTGCAAATGCCTGACGTTGTGGAAGTTGTTCTGGAGTTGCTTTACCTGTGCCTAGTACAAAGTTTTTAATATCTTCTGGGCTGTACATTGCTGTAGGAACGCCTGGACTAACTTCCATCTTACCACGCTTAAGATATTCCCAAGCGTTCTTTGGAATCATTGAGAAGCGACCTTGTTCATCCTTGCCCCAATACATAACAGGACTACCGTCCCATTTTAATTCAATGGTGCTACCCTGTGAGCCCATGCTTTGTAATCTTTCAACAGCATGTAGACCACCTTGACTGCCGTTAGTGAATACCAAGTCTTCGATGTGTTGGTATTTGCGACCTATTGCCGCCGCAGCTTCGATAATTAGCTCGCGTATCTTCATAGGATGTGATCAATTAAAAACCTAAACCATTCACGACTACCTTCTTTTAAGTCGGCACCTGGAAAGTATTTGTCTCTAATAGCAACATACTTTTCAGGGTAAGGTTTAAGTGCGGCTAATACTCGCTGTGGATTGCCCATGTCTGCGGCAGAAGCAGTTGGGCCGATAATAATTTTAGCAATCTCATCTTTGTTGTTTGTAACTAATTCTTTTGTTGTACGATCGACAAGTCCTTTGTATGGACTCATCATAACACTTTCGTGTCCTTCAACGCTGCTCATGTTAGCAAGGTCAGCCCACATGCCGTGTAGGGTACCACCTTTCATTTGTGGATCACTGTAGTCATGTGTATGCAGTGGTTGAGCGGCAGCGGCATTTTCTACTGCCATTAGGTCAACTTGTACTACATCTTGTGTTGCACCAATTGGAATACCAACGTGAATGCTAACACCTGTACGTGCGGCAAACAGGCCTTTGCTCTTAAAATAATCTTCTAATGCTTTGCGACTTAGTTTTAATTCTTTAGCAGGAAAAGCCTTCATTAGTTCGCTAGCATCTATTAGTGCATCTATGTCACTGCTGACTTCTTTATGCCCTGCTGATCCAATAGGATATAAATTTAATCCTTGTGGAAGAATCTTTTTTAGGTTGGCCATTACTAAAGGAAAATTTGCCTTTTGTAATTCAACTGCGTTTGGAACTACGTTTCCACCTTCATTTAATTGCATGTTATTACCCTAACTTGTACTTGTCTGCTTGTATGTCATCATACAGGTGATCATGAATTCTTTGGCAAAGGCTTTCTCTAACTTCTTTAGAAAATACTTTACCTAATCTGCCCGTCATCTTTTTATCTTGATAATACTCTTTACATCCCTTTTCAACCATGGGCATGTATAATTCTAGGACCATTTCTGGACTACACTCTTTTAAACTCTTTACTTTTTTAGCAATAGGAAAGAAATAGTCTTTGTGTAACTTATCGTGATCAAGTACATACCAGAATAAGTCATCTTCAAATTTTGGATCATCTTTGTTCTTTTTTTGATGATCTGAGGGTTTGTTAAAAAATTCTAGTAGTTTCATGATGCATTAATTATTGTATTGGATTGATAAAACTGCACCAGCAGTAATTTGTATGCAACCTCTAACCCATACAAAGTTCCCCGTAAAATTAGTTAGATTAACAGTTGACGTAGTTCTAACAACTGCTGAAGTATAACTGACATTAGTGTTTGATACTGTAAACCAGTCTGATGATACAGGCGCTGATGCCAATGTAGCCTGCATGGTAACAGTTCCTACAAAGGATTGATTTGTTTTATATGCAGCGGTGTGAACCCCGTCGCTGCCTCCAAAGTATCCGTCACCTTTTACTTGGTCGCTATAGTAAAAGGTAGTACTAGTTCCTGTATAAGATATAGAAACTGAGTTAGTACCACTAGTTTGGTGGAAAATGAGATTTTGGCTTAGTGCTGGCATAATACGTTATTTATGCCACTAATGCGTTCTCCCGTAAGATGAACTCTTCGGTCTTTTTAACGTATCCGCTTAGGTATAATCCTACCATACTCATCATTTTATCGTCTATAACATACATAAACGGGTCTTGTGCGTAATATCGTTGACTCATAAGCCAACGCCTACTAGTTTCACTAATTAACAACTTATTTCCGTAATTGTTTGCCCATGTTAAAAATGCTGATCTCTTATCTGGAGAGAATTTATTCTTAAAAAATACTCTATATTTGTACATATCCTTGGGATACGTGTCGCATAGAATCTTCTTATGCCCATTACTTAATAAGAATTCAAGTTCTTCTTGAGTTGTGGGACCACTAATTTTCCTAATCCATTGTTCGAGAGCATTATCAATTTCTTCAAGAACACTGGGATCTTTGCAGAACAGATTGAGGTGACTATCTTCAACTCTAATTTGAATTTCTTCTTTTCTGTCTAAGAAAGGTTCTACAGCATTAACAAATTTTAGGAATTTATCAGCATCTGTTATTTTAAGGTCGTAGGATCCAAACCGCATGCCTTTACCAGTTTTGCACCATTGTTTGCAAAGTCCTACGCCGCTATGAATGATTCTAGAAGCACCCGTCTGGATGCATTCTACTTTGTAAGGCCATTTATTAAAAAATAACTTACTGGACTTCAGCTTTTGAACTATCATCTACAACCTTAGATTTTTCAATGGGTAATACATCGACTACATGAAGTTTAAGATTATCTTTCTCAACACTAACTTCTACAACACCACCATTAGTCAGTTTACCAAACAAGATTTCCTTACTTAAAGGTTTCTTAATATATTCATCAATGGTACGTTGTAGCGGTCGAGCACCCATCTTAGCATTGAATCCTTTGGCAATTAGATATTCAACTGCTTCTGTAGTTGGCTTGATATGAATATTCTTATCTTTAACCAACGCATTAAGTTCATCAATAAATTTCTTAACAACTTTGATCATGTTAACTTGATCCAACTTACCGAACTTGATAGTACCATCTAACCGATTACGGAACTCAGGAGCAAAGAATCGATTAATAGCATCTTTAGGATCACTGTCACGTTCTAGACTACCGAAGCCCACTGAGTTCTTATCAGCATCGGCAGCACCTAAGTTACTAGTCATAATGATAATGGCATTACGTCCGTCAGCTTTTTTACCATTACTGCCAGTAATGAAACCATTATCCATTAACTGTAGCATAACAGTTAGAACATCTGGGTGGGCTTTTTCGACTTCATCTAACAGCAAAATACAGTTAGGATGTTCTTGCAAGTTAGTAATCAATTGGCCTGCATTATCATCAAATCCAACATAACCCGGAGGAGCACCAATGAACTTGGCAACACTATGCTTCTCTTGGAATTCGCTCATATCAAAGCGTACAAGTTTAACACCCATATTAGATGCAAGTTGTTTAGCAACTTCAGTCTTGCCCACACCTGTGGGACCAACAAACAAGAAACTACCCACGGGCTTATTAACTGCTTTAAGACCTGCTTGTGCAATAAACACTTTATCTAACAAACTTTCAATGGCTTTTTCTTGTCCAAATACTTTGCTACGTAGATTCTTTTCGAGACCAGCAAGGTTAACACCTTCTTTAGAGTTGATTTGTTCTAAAGGCAAGTTAGCAATTTTTGCAACTTCAAACAAAATCTCATCGTGGTCAACAACACCGTTTTCTTCGTCTTTGACCTTAAAGCGAGCACAGGCACAATCAATTAAGTCAATGGCCTTATCGGGCAATTTCTTATCACTCATGTATTTTACTGAATAGGTCACTGAATCAATGATAGCCTGGTTGGTAATTTTAACACCGTGATGCTTTTCATAATACTTTTTAAGACCTTTAAGAATCTTGATAGCAGTTGCTTCACTGGGCTCATCAACAGTAACACGTTGGAACCGGCGCATTAATGCACGATCCTTTTCAAAGTGCTTGCGGAATTCTTCCCATGTAGTCGATGCAATAACTTTTAATGTACCTTTGCTCAGTGCGGGTTTTAGCATATTAGCCATATCGTTGCTACCACCACTGACTGCACCTGCGCCATTCATCATGTGTGCTTCGTCAATAAAGATAATACTCTTACCTTTCTTTTCAATGGCTCCGAGAACAGCTTTAAGCCGTTCTTCAAAGTCGCCACGGTACTTACTACCGGCAAGCATGGCACTGATATCTAAATTGTAAACAGTGTGATCTTGAATAAACTTGGGTACTGTACCTTCTACAATCTTACGTGCAAGACCTTCTGCAATAGCAGTTTTACCTACACCTGGATCTCCAATCAACATAACGTTGGCTTTATTTCTACGAGCCAATACTAGTTGCATTTCTTCGAGTTCTTTTTCACGGCCAATAACAGGATCAATCTTTTTAGCTCTAGCCTTGGCTGTTAAGTTAGTGCAGAACTGATTAATCATACGTTCTGCTTGCGGGTTCCTAGATTGTAATTCTCGAGGTTCTTCTGAGTCGTCTTTAACAGCTTCTTTTTGTATAAAACTTAAAAACTTGTCTTTATCAATGTTGGCTTTTCTAATAAAATATGTTGCATGACTTTTCTTTTCAGCAAACATACTAATAAAGCAATCAATGGGTTCAATGACTTGTCTGCCCGAGAATAGCACATGGGTAAATGCACGATTTAAAACCTTATCTACTGTATGGGTTTTCTTAGGTCTATCTATTTGTGGATTAACAATTTCTTTTAAATCTTCTTTGATGAATTTTGTTACATCCTTAGTTAGAGACTTAACATCCGCACCAAAACTTACTAGCAGTTTTGCAAATGGTTCGTTGGTAACTAGACTGTGTAAAAAGTGTTCAAGTGTGACATATTCGTGATCATGTTCATTGGCTAAGTTAACAGCAGATTCAAAAATTTGTTCTAGGTCTTTATTCGGTTGTAGCATTAAGTTTTCCTTCTTTTATATTTAAGAAATTAATTGTTTAACAAGATCTTTTTGTTGTTGATTTAGATCAGTGGGTACGGTTATGTTGATTTC